GGCTACGGCACCTACTCTGCAGCAAACACGCTGACGCGCACGATCGTCCAGAAGTCGAGCAACGCCAACACTGCAGTGAGTTTCGCGACCGGTACCAAGCGGGTGATGATCTGCGCGACCGCTGAGTATATCCACGACATAACCCAGGTTGTTCCGACGGCGACGGGTCCGAGTGGCGACATCGTCAGCGGTGGGCCGCCGCTCAAGCAGTATTGGCGGGTCTACGTCTCTGCTGACAACGGCGGATCCAACGTCACCATCGCCGAGCTTCAGTTGCGTGAAGTGGTCGGTGTCGCCCAGACTCCCAGCGGCGGTACTCCGCTCTCGAGCTCAAACTATTCGGCCGGGCCGTCGGCGGCCTTCGACGGTAATGCTGCGACCGATTGGTCGGCGAACAGCGGGCCCCCTGCATGGCTCGGCTACAATTACGGCACAGGCATCAACAAAGCGATCAAAGAGATCGCGATCACCAACACCGCCAGCGGCTTCTGGACCAGTCAGTCTCCGACGAGCTTCCAGGTTCAATGGTCGGCGGACGGCGTCACCTGGACGACCCAGTTCTCAGTTACCGGTGTAGGCTGGACCGGTGCCGGCCAGACCAAGGTGTTCACTGATCCGAACGCTAACAGCGCCTCGAACACGACGCACACCTACCCGACGGCTCTTGCGGCGCTCAATGATGTTACGCCGACACCGCTGACTGACGGCTACGCGCTGACCTACGACCTGGCGTCGAGCAAGTGGAAGCCAAAGCCGATCACACTCCCCAATTTCACGGCCACGGTTGCGGGTGCGGTTCCGGCACCAGGAACATCGAGCGGCAAGTTTTTGCGTGACGACGCGACCTGGGCAAGTCCAGCCGGCGGCGGTGGGGGGACGACAAACTACGCGCCGTTCGATTGGACCGACTACAACCCACTGTCGGCACACCGCTACTGGCGGCTGCTAATGACCAGCGGCCTGACGGTTGCTGAGCTCTACTTGCTCGACACCAACGCGACCACGCTGACGGGAACCTGGTCGACCAATAATGCCGGCAACGGCGCCGCGTCGAATGTTGCTGACGGTAATGGAGGGACATTCTGGGGAGCATCAGCGTACGGCACCACGGGAGCTCCGAACTGGCTTGAGCTTGATCTCGGCGCAGGCAATTCTGCGATCGTCGATCAGATCCAGATGACTGCACGTACCGGCTTCCAGTCGCAGACACCGACGGATTTCAAGCTGCAGTATAGTGATGATAATGCGACCTGGACCGATGCCTGCGCAATAGCAGCCTCGATAAACTGGGGCAGCGGTCAGCGCCGGATCTTCCGTGTGCGACCCTACATTGTCCAGTTCTATATGCTTCCGCTGACCAGCGGCGGATCGACGACTATTACCTACACCGAGCTTGAGATCCTGTCCGGCACGACGGACCTCACCGCACCAGTCACCACCGACGCTCTGGCTGGCAGCGCCATGGGCCTGTCGGATGGCAATGATGCTACCAACGCGTTCAATAACGTCGCTGATGGTGGGTACACCGGCAACGGGGGGATCCCGCAGTGGACTGAGTGGCGGTTCCCGCTCAATCCAGGGGTGATCAACGGTGTGTCGATTACCGCACGGGGAGGTTTTGGAAATCAAGCCCCCGGCGGAGTGATCATTCGTTATTCACGGGATGGGATCACCTACAGGAGCGCTTACCAATCACCCGACCAGCCCGGGTGGGGTAGCCTCGAGAAACGCTATTTTTCGCTGGACGAGCAAGTAGTTTTTCGCTGGAACCATTCACGGTTTTTCCTGGCCACAGCAAGCAACAGCCCAGCCAACGCGTGGGGTAAAGTGCCGCTCGATTGGGGTGACCAACAAGGCACATTCGATGATCAGCAGATGTGGGATGGTACCAACAAGCGGTTCGTACCAAAAAAGCCAGGTTTTTACTTGGTCAATGCTCGCGCATGCACGAACACCACAGGCACCATTTTCGCAGCGATCGCAAAAAATGGTAATCGTACATCGCAGATCGGTGCCGGAGGAGGTGGTCTTAGTGCTGCTGGTGGCTCAGCGATAGTCTATTGCAACGGGTCCACCGACTACCTCGAGCTATACTGCTACACCGACACGGCACGAGCTCTATCTACGACCAGCGGAAGCAACGCCATGGACAATTACATGGAAGTTATAGGGCCGATTTGATGAACGCCCTGACCACCAGCTCAGTCAAGGACTACGATCCCAGGCGCGACCCGGCCGAGCTTGGCTGGCCTCCGACGCTGCCGATCGAGATCGCGCTCAAGACGGCGCCGATGAACAGCATCCGCGAGGATTACGGCTACTCCATGGAGGAGTGGATGGCCCTCAAGGACAACCCTCAATTCCTGGCAGATCTCGCAGCCGCGGTGGCGATGGTCAAGGAAGACGGGATGAGCTTCAAGCTCAAAGCCAAGTTGCAAGCAGAGGAGCTGCTCAAGACCAGCTGGCGGCTGATCCACGCACCGAAGGACGAGGTGGCGAGCTCGGTGCGGGCGGATCTGATCAAGGCGACAATGCGGTGGGCGGGATATGACAACAAAGACAATGGTGCGGGAGGTCAGTCGAACTCCCTCAACATCCAGATCAATTTATGAGCGTGGGGTACCCAGGAGTGCCGTGTTTGAAATGATAATGAGGTTCCTGGGCTACACCGGCATCAAACCGGATACGTTCGGTCGCCTGACGATCAACGACCCGCACCTCATCCCCAAGCTGCGTGCCGGCCGCGAGCTCGAGAGCGAGACGGAGCTGCGGATTTTGACCTTCATGCAAAACTATGAGGACTTCAAATGACCCAGAACCAAGGATGGTCGTGCCCCAAGTGCAGCCGTGTCTGGGCCCCTCACGTCGCAGCTTGCGGGGCGTGCAACATGGCCATTCCGAGCTTTGGGCCGAACAGTGTCCCCAATGTGCCACCATACAGGATCACTTGTGCGAGCGGGCAGCTCGCACCGGTGCAGCACCCGACGTGGAACTACAGCGGTGACGACATCAGCTTCGCGCACCAGGACGGCGACCCAGCCTGATGTCGTCGATCAACTACACCCCCCCTCCGACCATCCGGGACTTCATCAAGGACTACCTCCCTGGTGAGCTGTTCTATGATTGGATCGTCGGACCGGTCGGCTCCGGCAAGACGACGGGGATTTTCTTCAAGCTGATCTACATGGCCAAGCTCCAGGCCAAGGGGCCGGACGGCATCAGGCGCTCTCGCGCGGTCATCGTCCGCAACACCTCGAACCAGCTGACCGACACGACCCTGTCGAGCTGGGCATACTGGTTCAAGCACGGCCAGGCCGGTTACTGGGAAGAGACCAAGAAGCGGTTCACTCTGCGCTTCGATGACGTCGAGTGCGAGGTGCTGTTCCGGCCGCTCGATCGGCCCGAGGACGTCGCCAGGGTGCTGTCACTCGAGGTCACTTTTGCGATCATCGACGAGTTTGTGGAGATCCCCAAGCAGATCATCGACGCGCTATCAGCCAGGTGTGGCAGGTATCCGAGCGCGGTCATGGGCGGCTGCACCAACTGGGGCATGTGGGGGTCGTCCAACCCGTCAACAGAGGATAATTGGTGGTATGACCAGCTCCACGACGCGAAGGTCCATATCCAGCCAGGAGAGGATCCAGACGCCGCCTTTGCGACCGATAAGCTCCTCGGACGTCCTCTGCGCAATGCTCGCTATTTCCTTCAGCCTAGCGGCTTCGCTCCTGACGCGGAAAACGTCGAAAACCTCCCGGGCGGCCGTGCATATTATACCAATCAGGCCAAGGGGAAATCCGAGGCGTGGATCAAGCAGTATCTCGAGGCATGTTGGGGATTTTCCATCTCCGGGAAGGCCGTCGTGCCCACCTTCCAGCCGGACCTGCATCTGTCCAAGGGACGCCTTATCTACAACCCGCACCTGCCTCTTGTCGCTGGACTCGACCCCGGGCTAGGTGGGTCGGCCCTGATTTTCGGTCAGGAGGACCTCGACGGGCGGCTGATGGTACTGAGCGAGCTGGTTCAGTCAGGGTACGGCACCAGCAGGTTGATTTCAGAACGGCTGCAACCGCATTTACGGCGCCACTACCCGGATGCCGAGTTCATCATCGCTCCGGATCCTGCGGCCGGCAACCGGGCCCAGAACGATGAGAAGACCGCGGTCGATATTCTCAAGCGCAAGAATTACACAGTCAAAGTCGAGACCAACAACCGATTGCCGTTGCGGCTCGATGCGATCGAGCACTTCAGCACACGCCTGGTAAGTGGACGCCCTGCTTTGGTCATCGACCAAGTTGGCTGCCCCATCCTTGTGAGGGCGCTGCGTGGTGGCTGGCGCTATGCGCTCGACAAGAAAGAAGAGATCAAGAATGCAGTGCCTGAGAAGAATGCCTACTCACATCCAGGTGACGCATTCGGGTACTTGTGCCGATACTTCCATAGACAAGTAACTCGTAATGAGCGATATGCTGACACTGGGGGTAAGTCGTCTACTGCCTGGCACTCAGGCGCTGGCCGATCGTACCATGTGCGCTGAGGGGGACTAGATGGCGCGTGGGGGGAAAACCGCGGCTGCTGAGCCTGCAAAGGCGGTTGCCGCTGAAGACAACAAGCCACCGGCGGTCGCCGTCGAGGGTGGCCCCGTCAAGAAAATCGACAGCAACGTACTGACCCAGCTGGGCCAGGAGTTCTCCAAGATATTCATGCAGTACGCGTCCGATCGACGTGTCGCTGAACTCAAATACATCCGTAACCTGCGCCAGTACCTTGGGATCTACGACCCGGAGATCGAGACGGCGATCGGCAAGCAGCGTTCAATGGCCTACCCGCGCATCACCAGGATCAAGTGCATCAGCACCCTGTCGCGCATAATGAACCTCATGTACCCCGGCAACGAGCGCAACTGGGAGCTTACCGCCGACGCTGACCCTGAGATGGACCCCAAGGACGTCGCCCAGGCGGTCGCCAAGCTGGTCCAGGAGCGTCAGGCTGACGGGGTAGACACACCGTTGAGCATGGAGATGGTCAACTACGCTGTGCAGCGTCTTGCTGATGAGCGTGCGCAGGACCTGACCAAGCTCATCGACTCCCAGCTCCAGGAGATCGGGGGCAATCAGACGCTCGATGCCATTGCGCTCGATCGTAAGGTCGCGCTTAGCGCCATTCTGTACGGTATGGGTATCCTCGAGGGTCCGTACGTACGCACAGTCGAGAAATCCGGCTGGATGGCGGTCATTGACAACACTCAGCCGCAATCACCCCCTCCTGGATCGCCGCCGGGGACACCTCCTCAGCCGCAGATCAGCTACAAGCCGACCACGCGCACGGAGCGTAAGCCGCAGTTCGACTTCTGCTCGGTGTGGGACTTCTACCCAGACATGAGCTCCAAGACCCTCCAGGGCGGTGTGGACGGCTACTTCCTACGCAAGGTGATGAGCAAGTCCCAGGTCCGCAAACTGGCTGACCGGGACGGCTTTTTTGGCAGCCAGGTGAAGAAGCACTTAGCGAATAACTCTCAGGGAAATTACCGACCCCGTGAGTTTGAAGTCGACCTGAGGGCGATGGGCACCAAGGCCAATGTGGGTGATGCCAGCAGACAAGATCCACAGAACAAGTACGAGATCATCATCTGGAAGGGCCCGGTCAGCGCCAACAAGCTGACACAGGTCGGTGTGCAGATCGACGACGACAGTCTCGCCGACGACATCGAGGCCGAGCTGTGGATGATCGACGAGACTGTGATCCGGGCGGACATCAACCCCTGGAAGAAGCTCAATATCGACGTAAAGACGGTCCATATTTTCAGCTTCGACGAGGATGATACATCTCCGATCGCCAACGGGCTGCCGTATGTGATCCGGGACAGCGTGATGAGCATCGCCGCGGCGACCCGCATGACGCTCGACAACGCGTCAGTGACCTGCGGCCCCAATCTGGAGGTCAACACCACGCTAATGGCCCCTGGGCAGGACCTGAAGGGTATCGAGGCGTACAAGGTCC